TTATCAATAGAGATGAAATGATGAGGTATATCTGATGTACGTTAATAAAGGTGATGACAAAATTAAACAGCTTCATACTGATATTGGTAGGACCATTCCTAAAGAAGATTTAAAGCTCGGTCAGAAGATGAAGGGTGGCGGGAAGACTAAGAAGTATGGTTATCGTAGAGGTGGTATGGCTACTTTAAGAAAACCTAAAAGAGGAAAATAAGATGACAGAAAAATCAGTACAAAGTAAAGATGCAAAATCTATTCCTAAATTTCTTAGGAAAGAAGCAGACCTTGACAGCTTACTAGAGTGGAGTCTTGATCCTCTAATAGCTCAAGAAAAAGAAGAATCTGATAACGCTTGGCGTAAAAGAAGACAAGAATTTAAAAAAAAGAATCCTAAACTAGTTAATGATTTGACAAAAAATCTTAAAAAACATATCGAAGATCAGGAAAGAAAAATTCACTGGAGACGAGAGAGAGCAAAGCCAAAAAAGTATGTTCCTCCATATTCTCGACCTAATCCAGAAGGAGAGGCAGTAGCTAAAGGAGGTATGATTAAGAAGTATAGTTACATGGGTGGCGGTAGCGTATATGGTCAACCCAGAAAGGCTAACTACAAGGCAGGTTAATGGCAACTAGAATTATCAATGCAGGAGTTTCCTTAACAGATACAAATCTAACAACTGTGTACACTTGTCCTGCTAACTATAAGGCTATCGTGAAAGAGATTTGGCTAACTAATGTAGATGGTTCAAGTGCAGTAGATGCAACTTTAAAATGGACAGATAATTCAGATTCTGATGCAGCATACTCTTTACTAAGTACAAAGTCTATAGCAGCCGATAGTTATCTTAGAATAGAAGGTGGTAATATAGTTTTAGAAGCAGGAGATATTCTTAAAGCACAGGCAGGAGCAGCTAATGATCTTATGGTATCAACTTTCATAGAAGAGATTTATACACCCTAATGGCTAGTAACGTACAAGCATCTGCAATATCAACAGACGGGGGACTCGTTCTTGATCGTGATCCTTTTTCTGTATCTCCGGGGGCTGCTCGTATCCTAGAGAACTATGAGCCAGATGCCGATGGAGGTTATACTCGTATTAAAGGTACGGTTAAGTATGATAGTAATGAACTAAGTAATGCTACAGTATCCGGTGCGGGAACCGGTGTGATGCTCATGACTGCTCTGTTTAGTACTACTGCTGGTACTAACATGGTCTTGGCAGGAAGAGGTACTATCATAGCTAAGAGTACAGGTAGTGGTTGGACCTCAGTACAGACAGGTAGAACAAGCGCAGAGAAGTATACATTTTCCAAGTATAACTTTAACGGTACAAATAAGATTATCGTAGCAGATGGTGCTAATGCAGCCATGTCATATGATGGGTCTACGGCTACAGCTATAACAGCAACAGGCGCACCTTCCGATCCCGAAAGTGTGGAAGTATTTAGAAATCATATCTTCTTTGCAGGTATGGGAAGTAATAAACAGGAAGTAGTATTTGCTGCACCTTTTGCTGAGAATGATTTTACCGCTGCAAATGGAGCAGGGTCTATCAAGGTAGATAGTCCGGTAGTAGGAATGAAAACATTCCGTGATAAACTTATCATCTTCTCCACAGATGAAATTTATCAGATTACAGGAACAAGTATAGCAGACTTTCAGATGCAACCTATCACTAGGAAACTAGGTTGTATTGATAGAGGTACAATACAAGAAGTGGGTGGTGATATCATCTTCCTAGCACCAGATGGACTGAGAACAGTTGCTGGTACGGAGAGAATTGACGATATAGAACTTGGTACGGTTTCTAAACCTATTCAAAAGAGAATTAATGAAATGGGTTTTGATAATATTACTTCGTTAGTGATACGAGAAAAGAGTCAGTATCGTTTATTCTATCCGATAACAGCTAGTGTTGAATCTAGAGCTTTTGGAATTATAGGTACACTGAAAAGAAACTTAGAAGGTAATGTAGGGTTTCAGTGGGCAGATATTAAAGGGATTAAACCTGCATGTACAGACTCCATGTACTTTGGTACTACTGAATATATTATTCATGGTGATTACGATGGATTTGTATATCGTCAAGAACAATCAAATAGATTTAATGGAGATATTTCTGATAGCGATACAGGTGATCCTATAGAAGCAAACTTTAAAAGTCCAGATATTGCTATTGGAGATACTGGTGTTAGAAAGAGTATGCAGAGAATACTTCTAAATATAGAAACAACAGGTCAGTTAGATTTTGATCTGTATATGAAGTATAATTATAATAATTCTGATACTCCTCAACCTACACCTATAAACATAACAGAAGTAAGTGGTGCTGCATACTTTGGTAACTCTGTATCAACTTTTGGAACAGCCGTGTTTGGTTCAACAGGTTCCCCTATTATACGCAAGTCAGTAGAAGGATCAGGCTTTGCAGCAGCAGTACATATTATTGATTCATCAAGTAAGAAACCTTATTCTATCAGAGGATTTCAATTTGAATACACCCCCGGAGGTAGATATTAATGGCTATTCAAGGTTACGATAAAACTTCAACATACAGTAGTATAGCTACGGGTAATGTAATTGAAGCATCTTACTTTACAAACGAGTTTGCAGAACTATTTGCTGCTTTTGCAAAAAGTACTAGTACTACTGCTAGTGGGCATAGACATGATGGTGGGGATGCTATGGGTGGTTATACTGCCCTGCTATCAGATAGTGATAACGATACTAAAATTTCTATGGAGACTATCAGCATAGCTGGTGGAGCACCTAGCTATACAGATAGTGATACTATCACGATCATTGCTGGAAGTGCCACGATTGCAACTATTGATTCTGGAGATATCAATGTATCAGCAGATAAGGGTATAACTTTTGGTAATGCAGCAGAGAAGATCGAGGGAGACGGTACGGATCTTACTATCTCCGGTAATAATATTAAGCTAACAGCAACTGCCGATGTTATAATTCCTGCTGATGTAGGCATCACGTTTGGTACAGGTGAGAAGATTGAGGGTGATAGTACCGATCTTACCGTCACATCTGGAGGGGCAATTAACCTCACAGCCACTACTGATGTGGTCATCCCTGCTGATGTGGGTATCACGTTTGGCTCTGGCGAAAAGATTGAAGGTGATGATACAGATATTACTGTAACATCAGGAGCAGATATTAATCTCACAGCTACTGCTGATGTGAATATTCCTAGTGATGTAGGTATTACATTCGGAAACGATGGTGAAAAGATTGAGGGTGACGGCACTGATCTTACAATTTCTGGTAATAATATCAATCTTACTGCTGTGGCTGATGTAGTTATTCCTGCTGATGTGGGTATTACATTTGGTGATGCGGGTGAAAAAATCGAGGGTGATGGTACTGATCTAACTGTTTCTTCTTCTGCTGTACTTACTCTTGATGCTGGTGGTAACATTGTTATTGATTCAGATGGTACTGTAGATATTAACTCAGCAGGTGTTCTGACTTTAGACTCTGGAGCAGCAATTAATATTGAACCTGTTGCCGGTTCAGCAATTCTATTAGATGGAACTATTAGCATAGATGCTGGCGTTGTTACTGGAGCAACTTCGATTACTTCCACAGCATTTGTTGGGGATGTTACAGGTGATATTACTGGTACAGCCGGTGTAGCTACAGTTGCAACTACAGTTACTATTACAGACAACGAGTCTACAGATGAAAGCAACGCAATTATCTTTACTGCTGGTGGGGATGTTGATGGTGGTAATATCGGGCTGGAGTCAGATGGAACACTAACTTACAACCCCAGTACCGGCTCTGTAACTGCTACAGGGTTTGTTGGTGCTTTAACAGGTAATGCTAGTGGCACGGCTGCTACTGTCACGGGTGCAGCACAAACTGCTATTACAAGTGTGGGTACTCTAACTGCTCTTACTGTTGATGACGTAGCTGTTAATGGTAAAGTTATTACCATGACAGGCGATACTAGCGATACCACTGTTATTACAGCGGGTGCTGCTGGTACTCTTAGTATTGTAACTACTGATGCTGCTGGTGCTGATGGTCATATTACTATCACAGCAGATGGCACGTTTGAAGCTGATGGTACAACCATTACCCTTGATTCAGGAGGGGATATTGATCTTAATGCGGGGGGTGGTGACGTATTCTTTAAAGAAGCAACAACTACTTTCGGTTCTGCTACCAATAGTAGTGGTAACTTAATTATTAAATCTGGTACTACTACGGCCTTGACATTTAGTGGGGCGGATGTTACACTTGCTGGCGATCTGACAATCAGCGGCGATGATCTTTTCATGGCTACTAATACTAGCGGATACATTCTAGTTGCTGATGGTACTAATTATAATCCTGTTGCTATAAGTGGTGACGTTGGTATCTCAGCGGCTGGTGCAATAACTATTGCGGCAAATGCAGTAGAAGGCAGTATGCTTAATACTGATGTGATTAGTGGTCAGACTGCTCTCACAAGTGGTCTTGCTACTACTGATGAATTGATGGTCAGTGATGCTGGCACTCTTAAACGAATGGATGTAAGTGTATTACAGACTCTTACTGATGGTTCAGCGACAGCCCTTGCGATTGCTCTTGGTTGATATAAAGGAAGGATACTATGGCAAATACATTTAAACTAATTACAAAGGCAGGGGTAACTTCCGCAGATGTAATTTACACCGTTGCTGGTAGCACTACTACTGTTATACTAGGACTTATATTAGGTAACAC